CAGCCGTTGTTGTTATATCGCCGCCGTTAACTGCGATATCTCCAGGCGTAGTTATATTGCCGGTAGTATCAGCGATCGTTACAGCTGAATCTTGAATTAATTTTCCTGTCGTAGAGTCAAAACGCACGATTGCATTATCAGTTGCGCTTGATGGTCCTACAACGTCTCCTGACCCACCTCCACCAGCAGTGGAAGAAATTGTAATTTGACCATTCGACGCAGACGTTATCGTAATATTTGAACCGGCAACGAGATAAGAACTATCATCGCTTAATCGCGTTAATGACCCACTTATTCCGCCCAAGGCGATAAGATCGCCAGTCACCGTTAAGTCTTTTGAAGCATTAGTTAAACCTACTTGAAAATCGACAGACGAGGCTATTTTTTTTATTTCTTTAGTGTCAGAACTTCTAGAATAAAGAAATCCAGACTTTAACGCATCATCCCCTGTTGCTATTTTAAACTTAGACATACTATTATAGGGTTGCTACTATCTCTTCTGCGTCAATCAAAGAAGTGGGTATTTCCCCTCTATTTCTTCCTATGCTGTCTCTTTCCAGATCAAAAAACGGTAAAGAAGAAGTTGCATAATTGCTTAAATTAGATGACCAGGTTAAGTTTTTGTTCTTCTGTTCAGAATATACTAAAATCTCGACAGCATCGGCAGTCGATGCTCCTAAGGTTACTGTCTGTTGTCTAACGAACGTGACCTTTACAGGATAATCGATAGCTACTTGTTGTTTATCGACGTTTAAAAATTCTATTGGTGTAGCGGTAGATTCAAAATCGCCGAAATTACGAGTTGGCGCTGAGGTTACATCGACGTAAGAAACTGGCGATCTTCTCTGCTCGAGCATGTCTCTAAATTGACCATATCGATCGCGGCGAAATACACAACTAGTGTAATGAGGGCTAGCGTCGTGGATACCATATCTCCATCCCCTGATTATAGGACCACAAACGCTCGGTTGATCTGCCGCAGCGCCAAAAGACCCAGACCTAAAAATGGGCCAATATCTATATGATTCTGACATATACTGGTTTACTGGCAGATACGTGCGTGGGTTCCAATCGCCGTAACCATAAATTACTTTTCCGATGTCAGACGAAGCAGCGCCACGACCTAAACCTTGATTAGCGCCTAAGTCTATTGTCGTTTGACCTACCAAATAAGCATTTGCAAAAGGGGAAGCGTTGTTATTAGAATATAAGTAATCGTAACTATTAATATAAAAATTGGTAACTGTTATTATATCTGCGCTAGTACCCGATCCTTTCGCTGTTGGTACGAAACCCTTCGCAAGATTTTTTAATCTTTTTACGTTAGCAAATCTAGGTTCGAATACGAAAGTTTCTAAAAATCCTCGACCCGCGTTATGAATTCCCGTAAAAAGTGTGCCTAATTGTAATACTGCTCTAGGGAAGTCGGGTCCAAAATATTCAATATCAACGCCATATTGTTTCGCAAGCTCAGACAAACTTGGCATTAAAGAATCATAATATCTCTCAGAGTTTGAAAAAATCTTTACGTTTCTTATAATACCGGCACGCTCACGCCATGGTTGTAAATTATAGCTTCTATTCTGTGTCTCAGGACTTTGTTCTGGGTAAGAATTTTTTGGTATTCCCAACTTACTAAAAGCCAAGCCTCTTGTACCTGGTGAAAAAGAAAAACCTCCGCCAGGCAACTTATTAATAGTTAACATTGAGCCAGTGACGTAGTTGTCTACATAAGACCCTGTTTGTAGATTACTATACAATACGTCGAATTGATCGACAACAGGATAATCTCCTATAACTTCGAAAATTGCCTCAGAACTTATAAAGTGACTCATGGATTAAACTCCATACCATTTCTTACATAACTACCATAAAGGGTAATTTCTATCGATCCAGTATTAAGCATAACAGTTCCATGACTACCAGTCAGTTGATAGGAATTAAATTCTTTCCAATAAGCGCCATTAGCAGAATGAACTGCTTTATATATCACGGGTCTAGTCTTAGACACAGACATTGTCAATGTATCACCTGGCATTAACAGATATGGCGCCGGTCGAGAATCGACAGTCGAATATATCGACACTGCTTCGAATCCAAAATTAGAAGTATCTATGGGTGTAGTGTAATAAGAAGATAACGAACCCGATTGACCTACGTACAGCGGGTTATCGACTAAGTCTTCAAAATTAAATGACGCTATATTGCCTCCCAAGATTGAATTGCCATTAAATTCGACTCCAGTCGACCCCCGCGACAACGGACTAACTTGTTGTACGTACACCCTTGGTGATCGTGACGTATAATCGTCAGTTCTCTGTCTCATGTCATAATGATTTATAGGTGTCTCGCCTCGCGAGGCTAATTTTTGAGAAGTCAATAAATTAATTGACTTATTCCTATTACTATTTACTAACGTCGTACTAACTACATTTTTTGTTGCAAAACTAGAGGTTATATAAGATCGATCCAGCCGAGCGATCGTCAATCCTCCTGCGATAGATGGAGACAAATCTAAATTAACTACACCTTCAAAAATATTTGACGCGTTACCATTGATTACTGCAGATGGATTTGAAAAAGACTTAAACCCTACAGGTCTTAAACTATAGTGTTTCATATCGGGATCTTTTTTCAATATTACATCCGTTATGTCATCGTTAGTGTGAGTTATTGTACCAGAAGCAATTAAATCTAGGTAAGTTACGCCTGGCGCATTTCTATGGCAAAACAACGCTACTGTTATACCAGGTCCACCAAAATCGACTGCGCCTCTGAATCTGCCTTGACCATCCCAATAATCGTTGCTATCAGTAAACGCGCGGGTGCAAGTCGTAACGTCGTTAAACCAACTTCCACTTACGTACAAAGGCAAATTGATAGTTAATTTTTCTAATAAGAAAGGTTCGTTAATCGATAAATTAAATTTTTGTTCTCTTGTCGGAATGTAATCTGAAGAATCACTGATGCTTTTTTCGTATTCGCTAGACGCTGCGTCGCTGACTTCTTCTTTAAAGGTGTAATAAAAAATAGTCCCCGCCGACGCGTCGGCCATGTTCTCCGTATTTAGCACAGCTCCTATTGCATTATCAGATTGCATTGTAGTATTACCGAAGGTCGCGGCGCTCGTCGTATTTGAACCCGACACAACTCTGCGCCCGACAGCATCAAAACCTTTTGCGGTTTCGACGACTCTGTAGACCGGGTTCGCCACCAGTTGGAATTCATACGCGCTAAGGCTATCTTCTGGTTCTGAAACGGCGAGCAACGGGCTAGTTAAATCGCTAGAATTTACCATTTCCCATTGCGATTTTGTCGTGTTATAATAATACATCGATGATGTTGTAGCTAACATCGTTGTTTGTTTCGTAACGGGTAACGACAAGTAAAATTGCGTCTTCGATTTTAGAGGGGAAGAAAACCCTATTCCAAAATCCTGTATAGATGATCCCGTCGCATAAAAAGAGTTCGTCGAAGACGTCGTCTTATAATTTTTTTGTGATTCATTAAAAGATAAATCAATAGATTTGTTTAATTTCTCTATAGCATCTAATTGAGCTAGTTGAGAATCAATCGCTGATTTATTCGTACTTGCACCTTCGATTATAAAACTGCCCGACGAGCTGCCGCTCACGAATAGAGCTTGACGTAATGAAACGTTAATATCTCCTGTGTCGCCTAGCAGTCTACCTGGTAACATCGACGGCATGTGTATAGAACCATTCGTCGTGAATGGTATCGTTTTTCTGTCGTCGAACGAGCCAGGATATCTTATAATTTCACGTGTTGAAGCAATATCACTAATCAATTTTTTTGGTAAAATCTTTAAAGGTTTAGCGGGCGGAGAAAATGTAATTATTGCTCCATTTTTAGGCCAAAAATTTGCGTTGATGTTATCAGCATAAACAGCAGAAGAATCAGTGAAACCAGAATCGTATATTGCGCCACCAAGTGGACTTAAGTTTCTAATATTTTTCTTGTAATCTAGCAAAGGAGAAAAATCGCGCCATAAATAACTTTTTCCTGTTTGACTCCAAAAAACACCGACTGTTGCCGAGGAGTTATCTGCCGGCGACGTATTGCTAGCCTGAAAAGTCTTTATTGGCCAATATCGATATTCTATCGTTCCATTTTCGTATAAAGCTAATTCAAATTTAAGTCTATTTCCATAGTACCTCTGACTTGCTGTCCATCTTACTAGCAAGCACTTGCCTCTTTTACCATCGTTGACGTTAACATATCGTAACCCATAATCAATTTTATCGTATGGCCAATTACTAGTGTTTATGCCACTTGCGATGTTCGACGCGACATTAGCAGTGATTATAGAGGAATAATCCGTCGCCTGTAAAGCAGCGACGCTAGAAGCTACCGAGTGGTTTCTATCAAACCACACAGGTAAGAAAATGTGATCGTAAGAAAAGGTAGCAGATATCGATTGATTATCGTAAATATTGGTAAATGCGTTAAGTATGTCTGTCCAGAAATTAACAGGATTTGTCGACCCGCCCGCGGGATCTCTCAGAAAAACCCAACCTGCCATTGCGACTGAAAACTCTTTATACGTTTTACCGTTTATTTCAATATCAAAACCTATCGGTTCGATTATAGAAAAAGCTCCTTCGTTAGAAGCTGGCGTTCCTAAGTCAGTACCTGTCGTAATGTACTTGCCTGATAAAAATCTAGTATCAGGTATCGTTTCAGGGTCGCCGAATAATCTTCTAATAGAGGCAACATAATTTTGTGTTAATCTTGGAGCCCGGGCTCTTAAAGTCTTGCTGGTCGCCATTAGTAAGTCATGCCTCCAAACGCGATCGAATCAGTTCCTGCGTATCCTATATTATCATATACAAAACCGGTTGTCGCTGATTTTTTGCCAGGTGGCACATAATTTCCCGACGATCCTGTCATCGTGTTGAAGATATTATTCATATCACTACCGTGAGTAGCTGCTGAAATTCCCATGCTTTTCAAATATACTTGCGCATCGTCGAATGGAAAAACTACGTTTGATAAAACAGTAGAACCCGATACATCAACTAAAAAATATTTAACAACACCGTTGTTCGTAGGCAGGGCTTTAGAAATTTTACCAGAAATAGAACCTGATCCTGGAGGCGTCGATGCTTCACTATACCTATCGTAAAATGGCGATTTGTTTTCGTAAGCTATATTACCATCTATAAATCCACGACTACCATTTACCGCTACGCGCGTTTTAGGTACATAATCAACTGTCAAAACTTGATCATTACCATCGATGTATTTGTTGGAGTTACCTGCCGAAAACTCTCCACGAATAGTGTGCATTTGGAAAGGCAACTCTGTAGATAAAAATCCCTCTATAGATCTTATCGCAAGAGGCTCGATCACTCCATTATATGAATATTTTCTTTCTAGAAAATCTTCTTCAGTCGCGATCATACGATCACGGGCATCTGCATTAACTGATTTAATGTATGCGACAGGATCTAACGTGTCGACTTCTACATAAAAATTAGAAGAAAATATTTTTATGTCGTCGTTTGCTCCAAGACAAACTGGTTTGATAATGTGACCTGGCGTTCCCGCAGAAATCTTAAATAATCCTGCATAAGCATGTTTGTTTTGCGTAATCTCTACGCCTTGTCTAAACGCATCGATATCTACCGTGCCGATACTTGATGTGTTAATACCAACAGCATTTACCTTTATGCCCGGCCCTTCGTCGAACGCCGTAGTAGCGATGGTTGAATATTGCTGGATCGTCGAATAAAAATTCTTTGAATATATGGTCATGTTACATCCAATTAAATTCTTCCAATTTTTCCTACTATCTGTTGAACCAGTAGTGTATCTCTTATTCTTCCGCGCGTCGCGTCACCGAGATAAATTTCGCTTGATTGATATTCTATCTTGTGACGTTCTAACATGTGAGATTCGACTATGAAATTAGTTCCTTTAAACTTTGTTTTACGCGGAACTAATTGTTCTATAAAGGTGCTGATAGAAACATCGAACCATCTATAAAATTCAAAAAAACTTCTAAAGTTAATTTTTTCTGAAAGTCTATTGAAGTAAATGTTTCTTAATTTTTCAAGATCGGGATAATCAGGAGAATAAGCCATTGTAGGATCGCCTATCGCATTCCCTAATTCTTCATACGTCGCAAACATATTAACGATATCTTTATTTAAAGAATCTATTAGCGAAAACTCTATTGACAAGCGAGGATCATCCATCGGTATCTCATCTGCAGGATACTCAGTCACCGATCCCAATGTCGCCCATGGCGCATCTGACAAATATTGTTCGTCTTTAAATCCGCGTATTCTTATTTTTTCGCTAGACGAATATTCATCGAAATAAGGAGACAAATAACTTCTATCGAATAGTTCTCCAAACGATGCTGTCGCCAACGGTCCATAGCCAGAACCTGACATATTTATATTGTTTTGACTATAATCTAAGAACAAAATTTCGCCCGAAGAATTTGCAGTTTTTTGAGATTGCTTTTCGATAGTACTCATTCTCAAGCGTTCAAAAGAACCAGATTTGTTTTTTACATAATTAAAATTTGTTAAAGGCGTCGCGACGCCTTGAGACTTATAGTTTCTTACGTGATCTCGCCATTCAGTTTCTGTTAAAGCCTTTGACCAAAATCTCGTATAACCTACCCTGCCATCGAATTCAACAGTTCGCGCGGTATCGGACACGTTAAATGTATCGTTCAAAAACAAATATCCCATAACACCCTCTGGAATATTTGGATCATTACCAATCGCTATATAAGCGCCGGACGCGTTATAAACGCTCGAGATCGTCTTCATGTAGTTGATATTAGTCGCCGGTAAATCTTCTACAAAAAACGACGAAGTAACATAATACCCGTCAATATCTCCTGCATTTTGAGTAGCTGCGCGTAAAAAATACGACGAGGAGACCGTGCTATCTATTTGATCTGCTCTTTGACAACCGAACGATATATTCCATTTTTCGCCATTAAAAACATCAACTTCTGGTATATTCAATTGCAAAATAGGGGCGTTCGTATTCGATCCTGGTCTACCATACAGATACAAGCCTCCCGACACCACTAAATTAAACATTAATGCAGATTTTGCAGTGGTCGCAGAACCGGTCGTATGAATTCTGGCTAATGATTGAACATCATACTGAACTATATTGCGAACAGGAAACCTATATATCCCTTCGTACGTCCAAGAACCTGAAGTGAACAAACCATCAGACGGAGCATTCGAAATACCATTTACAAATGTACCGGTAACGCTGGGATAGCCTGGTTCTTCTCGAGAACCAGACAGATACCCTGACTTTAGCAATATTGACGCTGATACTCGAGCGAGTGAATTAGGTTCGACCTTAAACTCGCGTGTTGATTCAAATTGGCGTAATGATGGGCCACCAAATTCTCTTATGCGTATGCTGTTTTCTGGATCTATACCGATGGCTCGCAAAAAAGATCGTATGCTGTGTTGAGTTCCTTTTGAACGAAGTATATCGGGTATGTTTATTAAAACGCGTCTCAACAGTGTGGCTTGTACTTGTTTTAAAGAATAATCACTAACACCAATTTCTGAAATATCTTCTCCTTCGACGTATTGTGTCACATTTGAACTGTTGAAAAGTGGAGGTAGATAAAAGCCGTAATCTTTTATAAAGTCGCTTAAAAAATTATCTGGTGAAGTATCTGGCATCGAATATTTGACGGTTCTCAACGTCTTAAAGGCGTCGGCGAACATCTTCATTTCATCGAAAAATTTTGCCCAAATATATAAAAAAGTCAACATGATCTGTACAGAACCAAGGCGACCTTGGCCCGGTATTCCGTCGCCACTATACGCTTCTCTGATCGAACCTTCAACAGCTGTGTTTTCGTATCCTTGCGCTGCTGCGCCCTCTCTTAGATAATGACGTGGTATTAATTTAGTAATTAAGTTTGGATTGTCTTGATCGTATAAGCTCGCGGAACTAAGCAATCTTTCGTTTAGACTGACGACGTCTGAATTAAGGGGAAAAAGTATCTTTTTAAATAGATCTTTTTCATTAATCATTAAACTATTACTGTCGTCGCTGGTCGATTGTCTTAAAGACGAAGAACCATATGTAATATAGTTGTTTATCGTACCATGTAATGAATTCCCCGAGCTATCTAAAACGATAGAATTAACTGTGTCAGAAGCTATATTCGAATATAGAGAATCTGGTTCGTTGAATCTATAGTACAACTTCATTTCATCTGACGCGTATATTCCTTTTGAAGCATATAGTTGTTGTTGCTTTATACTACGCGTCGAATGAAATAATCTTAGCTCATCTAAACTACCACTGAAGGTTTGTTGTGGCGTTATCAAGGTTCCCGTAACGTAAAAAGAAGAACCAGATCCGATATATAATTCAGATTTTTGTTCTAATGAGCCAATTTTGTTTTTCGTATTGCTCGTAGCCGGCAACTTTTCGTTGGTAAAAAATTGCAAATAATCGGGTCCTGATTCTCTGTTCAACGTCATGCAGACGTGATTAAACTCGCCTTTTGTCAATTCAGCTTCAACATGATTGTAAATCGTACCAGATACGATGCTAAACACCCCCATGACTTTATCGGACGAAGAAGGTTCTAAGTGAAAAGTAAAACCTTCCATTCTATCGTCTGATTGTTTTTGTATAACGACCTGTCTGCTATTCGAGATATTGGGAATGTAGGCTAGTAATTCGATAGTAAATGACTTATTGGGAGGAGGGTTAATTACAGATTCTCCAGAATTGTTTTTTGCTAGATCTGGAAATAACCAACCGGCTATGTCCTTTACCGTAACATAAACGCCTTGTGTCGGTGAAACTTCTGAAGTTTGTGTACCAGAAAAATGTAATTGACCACCAAAAGTCGGAAATTGTTCGAATACCCAATTTTCGAATCCGCTTATCTTATCGAAGAAGGTCTCTATGTCTTTTTTAGTTCCATCAAATGGGTAACCGTTAATAATTTGATCGAAAGCTACGTTAGTCTTAACTTCTGCAGATTGAAAAAAAGTATGGTTCTCAAACGCTGACCAGTCGACATTTAGCTGTTGCGTTGACTTAAGTCCATAAGTCAACGGATCATATTTAAACGACGCCGTGCTTAGTATATTAGAATTTGACCCTGCGAGGTCTAAAAAAGTTAATTGTGCTGGGCGAGTATCCGTTAACGCTGCCTTCAAAAAAGAAGGAATATAGGGTAAGGTATTTGTTATTGCCATGACACATTAAATTTTTATTATTCTGAAAGGGGCTGACGCATTCAAGTATTTCTGTTCCAGATTATCTACTATAATCATCAAATCGATTACATATAAATTTAATGTAGTTAATGCCGACGTGTTGAAGTTAAAATACATTCCCTTTGAATCGCTGCTTATCTTCGTAGAATTGTAACTCGTATCGAACGGTATCTCATATTCGTTCGTCGCGACGTTCCGAATAGCGTAATGTACTTTTCTTAGAGACAAACCAGGTAGTTCTACTGGCAATCGTTTGGCTATTATTTGCGGGTCATTTTCGTCGAAAATATATACACGCATCGTCACTTCTTCTTCTTCAGAATATTCTGAACTAATTCCTGTCGCATTAACCCTGTATCTTCTCGGGTTTAATCTATAAGATATTCTTTCAGGAGCTCGGGCGACAATGTTAGAACCAGTAATGTAAACGACGGTTTGATCTAAAGAAGTCCATATCGGTTTAAAAATCACAGAACCCGACAAGTCGAAGCTCGTCTTGATATTTTCGTTACTAAGAGGTAACGTCAAAGACGCCGAATAAATGCCCGTGCTAAAATTCGTTCCAAACTTGTGCTGTGAACCTGTAAAATATAAAGAATATTGGCCAGCGCCTGTAACTTCAGACTGTAACTCCAACAATATGCTGTTAGAACCAGTTACGCTTGTTGAACCCGACAATAAATTAGCTAATTGTCCATGTACATAGTTGTATAAAAATAGACTTGAAGAAACTGGTGAATCGAGATAAAGATTCGACGTATCATCTAAAATAGAATCGTCGAACTTGACGATAATCTTAGGGCGTTTACTTTCATCGTAAGCATGACGGCTTGCAAATCGTTTTACGAAATATGTTTTTGTATCAGCTTCTATAGCAGAAGAAAACGACAATCTAAAACCTTGATCAGGCAAATCTCCTTTTATCGTCGCAGAGATTATATTAGTAACATCAACCAACAAGTCCTCGGTTCCTTTAACAAATGTTTGTGATACTTTCGTATTAGCTATCGTAATCGAGCTAGTGATATAGTCGCCAGAACCCGTTGAAAAACATTCCGAGGCGCAGCCTTCAGATGCCCATAGAGCATCGCTGGACGCTGATAGAAAATTACATTTATCTTCGTCTGAATAGTAGGCGACGTCTTTTCCGATACCTTCTGACCATGATGCTGACATCGGAAACACGTCGATCGTAAAATTACTGGGCGTAGGTTGCCCACCGTATACATCTTTCAAACTAATAAAACACTTAAAACTATTATGACTTAAATCTAATTTTCCTTCTTCGAACAACTCTTGTAACGGGTCTAAATCAAAGTGTATTAACGTTCTACTCAATTCGGTCTTTGGAATTTTATTGCTACCTGATGTTACGATTGTAACACCGTAAAGTTTAAAAAAATCTAGCGATCCAGCTATTCCCACATTTCCACTGACGGCTGGTTTGCCGTCAATATACTTGTTGGTTATATACGTGTCTTTATCTGCTTTTAAGACTCTAAACATTACATTGATACCTTGGCTATAATATCTACTTCAGGATATCTGATTTCGAATATTCCTCCAGAAGGAGGGAATACCATTTGTTTTCTTGTATAGTTTTTTACGTCATGAGTGTCTAAGCTATACTGTCTATTGTTGACGTTTCCTGAAATATTTACGAACGTTACATTTTCGACAGCAATGACTCCTTGAACGGCATAGATCGCATTAACAACCTCAGAAATTATTATCGGTTGATTAATATGAAACCTAGTTATGTCAAACTTATTTTGTAACGAAGTCAAAATTACAGCTAACACCCCATTTTTATTCAACGTCGGGTCTAACACTACAGAAAATTTCAGCTGTAAGTCAATGACTTTTGCATCTAAAATATCAAAAGCGTCAGATACCATTCTGTAAGAATTTAAATATTTTTTAAGATTGATCTTTAAAGTATCTGGCGATTGTATAAGTTTATTTTGACTGTCGCGCGATATTATGAATAGTTGCGTAGATAAGGGATTATTGCTATTCGGTATAATGGCAGCTCGAAACACCCTACCGAGATTGGACGGCATGGTGTATATTCTCGCTAAAAGATCTTCTTTTGTCACGATTCTCTCTTGAGAATTGCGCGCGGTGGGGATTAGTGCAACTAATTCAGAGGTCGACAATGCGTCTTCGCCGCCTGATGCAGGTTCTAAATTAGCAATCTCTAAAGTGTTTCTAATCGCCGTAGAAAGATTGATCGATGGATTCGACGGAAACTCGATCGTCAAAGATAAAATATTGGTGATAGAATTAGCTCCTACATTGTGATCTAACCCGCCACCATATCGATAACTTACAGTAAGCGTAGTATTCGAAGCAGCTACACCTAGAGTGTTTGTTGTCAATAACTTTTGAGGATTAACTGCAACTCGCGAGGTCGTACGACTATAAGGAATCGCTATCGCAAACTCTGATGGGTCTGGAATTATATCATCTTCTAACGTATCTGCAGTACCGCCACCGAAAGTGAGCGTAGATAATCTTTCAACAAGAGAAGTTGTCTTAGTAAATCTATACGGCGCTGGAATGACCTTCAAAGCATCTTTTACGAAATCATTATCGCCGTTGGTGTTAAGAACGTTCTTATAGACAACGTCGTGTGTTAACGCTCCAACTTCATAATACGTATTTCCTTCTGAGTCAAATACGTTTATTATCTCTGTGACGTTTGGTTGTCCCAAAGTCAAAGTCCTAAATGGTATGAAATCGCCGATTACGAATGTGTCAGACGTAACTTGACCAGAAACGCACAAACCAGACAAAGACAATATGTACGAAGTAATTTGACCGTTGGCGTTCGTATTGCCGATTCTTTTTAGAGCCTCTGGATTTAAAACATACGTGCCGTCTCCATTGTCAACTGCAAATTCGACGTCTTGTAGTAAATTAAAAACAATAGAATTTGCAGATAGAAAATTACTACCTGCCTTTATTATCGGTAACAGCGTAGCGTCGGGGGTATCGTCATCTGCTTGCGCTACTGGTACTTCTATATAAACCGTTACTTGTACTGTGGCTGGCGACGCCCCATTTATTGGAATACCCGAATTTATAAGAGCTCTTTCGATAGAGTCAGGTTCTACAGCGGTATCAAAATTTAATTCGTTATATAGATGATCCATGTAAAAAGACATGTTATCACCAACGTACGCGGCCATGTCTAAAAACAAACCACCCACAGAAGATTCCGAAAAATCTTGAATTTGATTTGGATAATATTGTCTAGCATAGTCCAAGAGCGTGGCTCTTAGAGAATCAAAATCTCTAGACACATATCTGCGCTGTCTAACTTGTTGTAATTGAGCTTTTCTATCGGTTGCCATTTGTTTAAATTACATATAGAACTATCTGAACTTTTCTCTGTTCTAAATTCAAGCTGGGTATATTATAACTTATTGTAATCCTTATTAGACCCGTGCTCAATTTTTGTGATCGATCAACTTCAGAAACATAGTCTAAAGGCTCGATAAATGGCATCCAACGCGATATAGCTGCGCTAATACGTGTCAAGGCCTCGGCATCAAAATTATCTTGCGACGTAAAATCAGCCGTAAGAGGATACAGATTAGCACCATAGTCGTAAATACCTACCCTATCTCCAAAGTTAGTTTGCAATAAGTTTCTTAAATTATCTGCTAGTTGATCCTCTAAAGAATAATGCATCAAGAATGGACCATCAGTATTACTCAGTTGAATAGGGGTTTTTATACCCACCGGTAGAACCTTAGTCTCTACTATCTCGTCATTCAAAGACGTTGCGGTTCTACCGACACTTTTAAAACTTAATGTAGCCATTTTTATAAATATAGCCTAATAGAATTATGTAATTCTCGTTTTATTTGTTTTTTGCGTCTCTAGCGCTATGTAATTTTTGATGTATATTTATATCTGCACCATTCTCGCTGAGCCATTGTGGCCCTTGCGGAAACGCGCCAGCGCTGGCAAGTTTTGATCCACCCTGAGGCGTCATATATCTTCTTAAGCCCGCTATAGCTAGCATATCGAAATTTATTTCTTTCATTCCACAGGCGGCCATGTATCTTGGCACATGCTCACCCTGACTCACCATAGTCATCCCTCTAGAAGGCATAGTATAAAACACAACGTGCTTTTCGGCATACGTATTTGGATTCGTGCCGCCTTGCGCGATCCTATCTCCAGATCCAAATATGCCTTGATGGAAACCATATATATCATAAGGGGTATTCATATAATAATATGGTGCTTTATAATCTTCGTAGCCAGGGTCTCGTTGACTACCTACACCCCCCACAGATTTAGGGACAAATCCTGTGCTAAACGTGCCAGACGTGCTAACTGCTTTAGTCCACTTGGGTTTTAAAACGGTGGCTAGATTATTTGCAACAAACGGTTCAGGACCTCCGTAATATTTACCTGATGGATGCTCTCTCCCACCACCCGGTGCGTATTGAAGTGGACTATTTTGGGGTTCGTTCATGTTTTTAGGAGGTATGTTTTTAGGAGGTACAGGGAGTCGAGCACCAATCATTAATAAATTTCTACATAACCATTCTTCATAGAAATCTAATTGTCTATCTATCGGTATTCCTCTTTCGGTGGGGTTTCCATTAGGGTTATAGACAGGAGCGCTCTGAAACTCATTCGCAGTGACCGAACTAACTGTCGTACCAACAGCGCCTATCGACATACCCCAGACGAAAGAATCTGATAACTTAGCTCCGGGCCCTGCGGTGTCCCATTTTTTCGTCTTCGCATTAAATCCTGCGACTCCGACGCCAAGATCAAAACCTGTTTCGTGCGACAGGGCAAAAAGGAACATCAAACCTTTGTGATTGTCATCTGCGAACGAATTGACTTCGTTGCTAGAAATAAACTTAGAGCCCATATCTCGCAATCTTAGATACACTGAGTTCTTATAGCCTGTACCGACATTGTGATATCTCTTCGGTACGTACAATATATTTCTTTTGATAGGAACGCCATTTCTATTCGCGTCTTGTGGATCGGGCGGGGGCAAAACACTAAGGACCGATAAATCTGCACCTTCCGTTATCGATCCTCTCATGTCTAAATCCAGATTTTCGGGCTTCGGATCTGCGAAATTTAGGTTCAATGATCCAACTGGGTCAGGAGTTATTTTACTCATCAGACCTGTAAAACCTTTTTGATGTGAACCAAATAATACTCCAATCGTTGCCAAGTAAAGGGGCTTTACTAAAGTTCTCTTCAGGGCTTCATAATTAACGATGTTAGAAATCGCATCATCAGCATTAGCAGATGGATCTGGCATTGCCTCATCTAATATCTCTTTTGCTGCTTCAAAAATCGGGTTTAAAGCAAGCCCTGGTTGTTGTTGACCAACATTGGGTTTTGGTTCAACGCCAGCTACTGTGCCCAACGCAATTGGAAATAAATAATTTGAAGGTTTTTCAAGAACCGTATTCACTAATTCATCATAAGCTTCTATGATTGCGTCTATCAATAACTCTTGTTTGTTTCTTAGCGATAATCCCTTCGTGTCGCCTTCTGGATATTCTAGGTCTGGAAATTCGTCGCTGGCTATGTTTGGTAAATAATCTTTCGCTATTCTACGTTTATATTTCGTTGCAGTTAGGTTTTTTGCTCCTGCTTTAAAAGCTTCACCTCGGCCATTGTCGACATTAGGAGGAGAATTAACATTTACTGCGCCACAATCGGTACCTGCCTTTACGAGACCTTCTTCACCAGGTAAAGCGAAATATGGAACGATACCAGCTAAATCAAGTGCCGGCTCGGCGGGGGTGGCAAGTGCTGCCGATTCACTTTCAGAAATAATTTTAAAAACAAAAAACGGATCGTGAATTGGTCCTGGTTTGGGCTGCGGTGATTCTACTACGGGATTTATATAGTCAGCGCTAACAGCCGCAACGTGATTTAATGCTCTTAAACAAGCAGTTAAAATTCCATCGATCCAATTTCTATGAAAAGATGGAAATTCTAAGCGACTTCTAGCAAAAGATTCGCGCGGTATAAAATCGTAATCAGGATTCTCTTTTATCTTTTCAAAGATAACTTCATCTCTATGTTTAAAAAATATTTCGGCCGCTCCGCCGCGGACTATTTCTTGTTTAGATAAATATTGCGCATCGACCAGTATCGTCATATTACTTCACTAATATCTTTGTTGCAAATGTTCCTTGCTTGGGCTTACCTGTTCCGATCAAATCTGCTCCTGTGCTAACGATACCTGGTTTAAATGTAACCTTTCCTTGATCGACTTTTGGTTTTCCTTTGTCACCTGGTTCTAGGTTGTCAGTGCACAATATCGCTTTGTCGGCGTCGGCTCCACCCAACTTAATTATTCCTAAGTCTGACGGTCTAAATATTATGTCGCCTTCTCGAGTAATAGTAATTGAAGCGAACTTAGAAGTGTCTTTTGAATCGATTTTGTAATTATGCGATATCCTAGACTCTCTCGTTATTTCTGGGGATTCGTCGAAGTTTGTAACTACCAAAGAAATATCAGAGCGAGCTATTAATCGTATTTTGTCGGACTTTATTACAACACTGGCATCTCCAGATCCGAGATCGTCAAAAACGTTCGGAGTAGTTTGATCAAGCTGAAAATATTCTCTTAGTTGAAACTTGGTGTCTGGAAATGTTCTCTGCGAAATTAAGATTCTGCTACGATCTGAATCGAAGCGAGGATCGCCTTCGTCAATTGGCGGATTTAATTTGTCTATTTCTTCTTTTAGAGTATTCTGGGGATTGGCTATTTCTTTTACTGCGATATTTTTTTCGCCGCCTGTTTCTGTCGTATAACCGCGACCGACTACTAAATCTATCGATCCTGCGTAAGAGAAAAAATCTTCGATCGGCCAACTTGGCGATAAACCTTTATCAACTACGGTAGATTTCGTTTGTTCTTGAGAAGGTGAATAAATGCCTGGCGGTCCACTTCTATCTGTTCCTAAAACTATTAATGAGTTATTACTACCTTCTAAAACCACATCGCCTGGACGTTTATGAAATCTCGGGATCGCCTCGTAGGACGACAACTTAGACGCATCTGTTAAAGTTATCAAATCTTCGAATATTTGTATGCCTGGCGCACGGCCTCCAATGCTGCTGATAAAACGTGTGGTAGTGTCAGAGACTATGATGGGATCATTGCGGTCATCGACGTATTTTCCATCCTTTAAACCTAAGCTAATAGATCCATTTCTAAGTTGATAAGGGATCTCAAGATCTGGTGGAGCATTCGCAGGTTTTTTTGGTTGACGAAGCGCCATCGGAGCATGTGTATGATTTACGTCATCAACAAAGTATGGTTGAACTACGCTACACATCCAATAGCCTATTTTCTCTCCACCTATTTTCGGATTTTCATATACAACCCAGACCAGTTCGCCAGGTTTACATGGCATGGATAAGTGCGATGGAAAAAAAGGAAGTAAAAGTGAAGGAGGCGTAAGCGCGGTTTCTGAACTGGATTTTTGTTGAGCGATTATAGCGTTTCTAGGAAAAATTCTTGGAAAATCTTTAGCGTCGTCGATGTTTGGCGCAGTTAGATATCTAGCAGACCAGCTCATTCCTAGTTTTAGAACATTCTTCCAGTATAAGACCTTTTCTTTAGTTATTTTTTTTGGATCAGAAATTACTTCCAATACGATCATTTGTTGGAAGTGTGGAAAAAAATTATTATCTACCTGACGTGCTTCTGCAGTACTGCGATACGCGCCGGACTCGCCTTGAGACAGTATGCCCTGTAGTTTTCTATCCATAATGTTTCATCCGTTTATTCTCTTAAACATTTCTTCTGGATCTATCTCGTCGTTGGTTTTTTCCGCTTTAGAAACAAGCTCTGCGAGTCTAATTAGTTGATCGTTAGCTTTACTCATTTTTTCGATATAAGAAGCTAACGACTTTCCATGTACAGCGTGCTCTGTACTCTTATCATCGACTATTTTTACTAATTTTACGAATAACAAATAAGCATTTTGCCTATCGTAAATTGCGTTTTCGTATATTTCTTTCCAAAGTTTTTTCTTTTTATCAGATAAATTCTCAATTTGATCTAACAAACTAGAAAAATCTCTTACTTTTTCTTCTAATTTTAATTCGCCGTCTTCAGATATAGTTTGCATATCAGCTGTCTTTTTGATGTTCTATTTTTACTTTTCTATAATATTTTTTAATGACTTGCATCGTAGTCGTTAACTGCTTCGGACTAAGTCCAGAAAGTTCTCGCATATAAAGTAATATTGCATTTTTATTCAACAGGTCTATGTCGTCTATATTTTCAAATATCGTGATAATAGAATTTATGCACATCAATTCGTTTTCAGTTTTTGCAATATTTCTTATGTCGTATAAGATAGTTGTTATACCCTCTATCGATCTAATATCTTCGAACAGCAAATCTTGAGAAGGTAGGGTGTTATGCTCGTCGACTATGTTTCTTTCGTAAGTAGACATCAAACTAGGATCGTCGAGCGATATGTTTCTCTTCGTTTTTTGCGATTTTTGTTTAGTCTTTATTATTAGCCAGTTTTTTGCGACAACATTAAAATAAGAAAATGCATTTGTTCCTCTGGCTGCATCAAACTTACCTATAGTTTCAAAAAGAAAATTGACACAATCATTTTTTAGATCATCATAAGAATCGTACAGACCCGCGAACTTGTGTATGTTTATCAAATTTTCTACTAGCTTTTCAAACGCAGGAAGTATTTCTTCAACATAAAGTTTATCCCGTTCTTTTTTGTCATTGGCCTCTTGAAAAGCGACGATCGCTCGTTGCGTATCAGAGTTAAAATACATTTTTAACGGATCTATTTTCTTTGTCGCTTTTTCTGGCTTTTTTTCGCTCTCTTCCATCTCGTGATCTTCCTACGCGTTATTACTTTCTACTTTATCGACATCTCTTATTGTGTCTTTTTCGTTAGTTAGTTTTTCAATTATTGAAGACACGGTCTGACGAGCTAGCTTCATGTCATCAATAAGTTCTTTGACGATATGATCGTCAGAAAATAATTCTAATTTTACTTTTTTATCTAATTTTTTATGACAAACTTCAAGATCCTGCAACGAAGACTCTAATAACTCTAACATTTCTTCTTGTTGATCTAAAAACTCTAGATTTTTCTTGACGCTAATATACGAAATCGCAGTAGTAACTGTTAATAATAACGCTAAAAAGAAAATAGCGAATATCATAAAAATTCTTTTATCACCTCATCATATTTTTTTGATATCGAGGTAAAATCATAATTTATTTTTATCGTTTCGGCTAATTCTTTTGCCCAATCTTTCGGGATAGATGGCGATGATTTAAATTTAGTTATTTTCTTTTTTGCGTCATCTTCTGAAACTTCAGCCCATTTCATGTGCGACAAAAAGATTTTATTATCAACTCGAGAAGGATGTACTGGTTTTAGATTATAAGAAATATTTATAAACTTACCTTTATTCATAAAATCTAAATGACCAGACCAGCCTGTCGTTATAACGGGTAGTCCACTCGCTGCAGCTTCTAAAATTGGTAGACCGTAACCTTCTCCACGAGTTAGAGCTACTAACGCTTTAATCTGATCATGTTTATAAAGCGCTGCGACTTCTTCGTTAGACATATCGCCATGCAACAAATGTATTCTTGGAAAGTCTCCTTTCCTACATTCTCTTACTAGCGTTTTTACTAGCTGTAATGTTTTATTTTTATCTATCTTCGTGTTGCGACCTGTGTTTGTTTTTATGACTAAACCCACGTCTTTATCGTCTTTAAAAATTTCGCACAACCACTTTATGGTAAAAAACAAATTTTTACGATCGTTGTGAGGATTGTCACCAGTCACCTGACCAAATAACAAAAAATTAAAATCGGTAGAAAATTTTGGCAATTTTGGTAATTGCTCATCTTCTAATAAAATTTCGTCGCTAAAAGATTCGGGTACGACGACTACGGGCTTTTGTAAGTTTTTGTGTTTCGTCAGCGTAGTAGCAGCGTGAATCGATGGAACTATTATCAAATCCATTTTATTACAATCGTCTATCCAAGAAGGATTGCATATATCCGTTTCGACTGACGCTGTCATTCCAACGTTAAATTTTGCTATCGAAGGATCCCATTCATTCGGTAATTGTAGTTGAAAAGAAACATCGTATTTATCGTGAGGCTTAACCACAATATCGATGGTATTTTTTACAATTTTTTCTATCAAACCATCGTATAACTTGGTGTCTAATAACCATGGGGTATCACCCCACGGAAGAACTTGAAATTTAACATCCACACCAGGCTTTGATAGCAACCAACGAACGATCTGTCGACAGTGGACGCCGTATCCGGATTGAGTTAACGCAGGACCTCTTACAACTACTCTTTTCATTTCAAATCTCCGTGTGGCTCCAAAGAGAATGTTTTTTGTCTTTCCAGCTTTCGATACAACCAGTTAAAGTTGAATCCCAGTTTTTTATCATATCGTCGATGTCATAATCTTTGTGAGCATGATGCATAGCCTTTAGTCCTAACTCTTTTCTTGCCTGAGGTCCTAATTCATGCATTTTAAAAAATGCGTCGGCTAATGTCTTGTGAGATATTAAATCTTCATAAATGTATGGAACCATTTGATTACCAACTAAAGCACGAACTTCAGGATTTAAACCGATACCGTATTGTTCTCCAGTTTCGTGATCTTCGACTTGCCGAGTTAAGCCTCCTGTTTTTATTGTAATGATTGGTTTACCCGCCATCATTGATTCAAGCGTCGGTAAACCGAATCCCTCATTGCAACTACGATTGACTATCGTATCAAAAGAATTGTATAACAAATTCATTTCTTCAAAGGCAATTCGACTCTTAGAAAAAACAATATTTTCTTGTACTTTCAAGGTGTCTGCGACGTGATAAAGATTTGGACCTTCAGGATCTAATGGTTCGGTGTGCATTACTAGCGTCGCATTTCTATGACCATGTTTTGCTTGTAATTCATCCAAAAACATCTTCCACGATACGATAATATCACTCGGCATTTTACGACGAGCATTGCGAGAAACATAGCCAACTAAAAAATGATCTATCTTATTTTCTCCGACAAGCTTTTTTCTAAATTCCCTTACAACGTTGTCTGGTAAGGGTTTATATAGATCTTTTGGCACCGCGTGTGGAATGTAGTTCGTTTTTTCAGGAAAGCGTTCCTTGACCATCTGATAAGTCGGCCAATTGATGCAATTGATGAGATCCGTTGACTCATATAAAACTCTATTAAAATCCGGCCATGGATCATTATCCCACAAATGCCAATATGTTATAGGACAAATCTGACGTATCTCGTCGGCCATTTCCCAAACCCAAATAAAAAAACGAGGATCTGTAAATAACATCACAGCGTCGGGACGTAATTGCACCAACGTTTGTCTTAAAAGATTTCTATCACCGAATCCATCGGTTGGTTTTACTATGAAGTCAGGATTAATCGCTACGGTGTCATAGTTGTCGTGGCGAACAGCTCCACCAAAACAACGAAAGCTGTATTTACCTGTGTTTATTAGACCATGAATCAACCATCTTGCTTGTGTCGCGACACCTGAAGTTGACAGAGGATGATCGCACAACATTAATATAGTTTTTTTATTCATCGTGTTCTTATCGTAATATTTTTTTTAGATTTGTAACCTTTTTTTAGACGCAATGTTCAGTACCTTTATATTCACACCAAGTGCAAGCATCTCGATTTTTTAATGCAACACCTCTTTTTACTGAGGTAATCATATTACTGACAACTTTTAGAGATCGTTTGATAGGAACTTCCCCAAGAGAAACTGAAAATAACTCGCAGTGATCACCAGGTTTCGCTGCCTTCTTGAGAAGCACAAAACCGCAGCGGACGTCTTTCATAGGAACTGTCGGGTTTTTTTGACACCAATAGTTCTTATAAAGAGCCAACTGAGCTTTTACCATGTCATCGCTGCGCTTCTCTCTAAACCACCCGCGCGCGGTCGTTTTCCAGTCGAGGATCCAATAGATCGTCTCTCCTCGTTTACCTTTTGCCTTGATGACACCGTCGATGAAACCCTTAAAAGCATGAGGATGATTTTCAACCGCTTCATAAAGTTGATGCTCGGCGTCGACGACGTCCCATTCGGGGAAAGTATCATCTAAAAACTTTGGAACTTCCGAGAGAATTAGAGCAGCTTCTGACTTAGCTTTTGCAAGAGATGCTGGAGAAAAGTCTGGATTTCCTTCGTACTTCGTCCAAGCTTTCTCCATGTGCTCGAAAGCAATCTCGGGTTTCAGCTCGCGAGTCAGTAGGTAGTGTTCACATGACGCGTGGACAGCAGTACCAAAGTCTAATACAGGAGATGGTTTCGAAAGATCAATTTTTTTGATATGAACTAAATTGTGACGATACGAACACTCTTTCCAGAGCTTAACTTCTGAAAATGAAACGTGTTGTTTTCCCGTCGGTAGTACCTCAAACGAGGATGTTACTTCTTGCATTGAAACATAGTAACACCCCGTAAGTCGTTAGTTCAAGTGTTAGGCTTTTTCGAAATAGCTCTACCGACTAATTTTTCCCAATCTCTTTCGGGTCTTACTTCGAGATTCTTTTCCCACGCCGCTTGAAGTAATGTGGGATTAACGCCTAAGGATTTTGCGACATAAATCATCGCATTAACATCCTTAGGAAAACAGCTTCCTCCGTAACCATAACGTCCATCAGGTCCAGGCACGTTCCAATGACTGGGTCCTACTCTCGCGTCGTGAGAAGCGTACTCAACCACTTTGTCATAGTCAACGTTAAGACCTACCTTGTCGAGTGCTTCGCAAACTTGAAGCATCTCGTTAGCAAAAGCTACCTTGACGGTCAAGAAGTTATTCGTCAAATATTTTACCATCTCTGCAGTTGTTGATGATGTTTTGATCATCTTAGTATTCGGAAATGCTGTTCTAAAAATTTGCTTTACCGTATTGATCCACGGTCGCGGACCACCCAAGATAATTCTATCTTGATTGCGCATGTCGTCTAAGGCCGTTCTTTCTGTCAAAAATTCAGGATTAAAAACGACATGTAAACCTGCTTCTTTAAACATTTCGTTCCACATCTCGGTAGAACCTGGTGGAACTGTAGACTTAATTACAGCGATTCTTTCGCCTGGCACCGCGGCTAACTCTTTTAAAGCGCCTTCCACGATACTGAGATCTGCTGAGCCATCTTCAAGCATGGGCGTAGGAAGGCACACAAAATAAACTTTAGAAAAACCTGGTGTTCCACCTTCCTCATTATCTCCGATTAATTCTGCAATAGATCCAGGGTAACCAGCGACAGGATCGCCGTGGGACGGCAGCGCGCCTTTTACGTACTTGCCAGCTTTATCATAAGCGTAAACATCAAACCCGCGTTCTGCGAAAACAGTTGTAAGCGATCCACCGACGAATCCTTGTCCTATTACGGCGATACTTTTCATTTTTTATTTCACGTATAAAT